TATCTTTTATTTCATCCCTGACAAATTTCTTTAATTCTTCTCGTTGCTCTTCACCCTTTTTTACAAGATCGCTAACAACCTCTTGTGCGTCTTTTCTGGTAACCTCACCTTTGTTAACCAGTTCATCTACAACCTTTTCAATTTTTTCTCTTGAGTAGGCAAAGAGTCCTAACCCCATATTAAATGGTTTTTCTAAAATACTTGACATATAAATCTCTCCTTTTCATTTTTTTGATTTTAAACCAATAGTAATTCAATTGCATTTAAAGCTTCAGGTAGCTTTTTTTCTTGAGGATCTAAAATTACCTGTATTGCAGTTCCAAACATTGCTCCTAAAAGCATTCTCGCTATGGATTTTGGTGTATAGGTTCTTAAATTGCTTTTTAAAGGAATGTCATCTAAGACGTATTTTTCTATCAGATTTACTAAATTTTCAAAAAGATTACGGAGTAAATTGCTAAATTGCGCAGACCAGAGTGACATACTTGTAAAATCATAAAACATTTTAAATAGCCTTGGGTTTTCTTCCAAAACCTCCTGGAAATATGTGATAAGATCCGACAATTTTTCTTTAGGAGTTACCCCTTTTCTCAAATGCTCTTCAACTTCTATTAGGTATTCTTGAATCATCATTTTTATTACTTCTGTAAGCAACCCATCCTTATTTTTATAATGATAGGTAAGCTGACTTAGCGCAACTCCAGCTTCATCTGCAATATCCCGCATGGATACATTTGCATAACCTTTTGAAGAAATACATTCAAATGCAGTTTGCAGTATTCTCTCAGATTGGTTTCCTTTTTTTAGTTCATTGTTCATAGTATCACTCCCGTCTACCAATTAGTACGAACATCCGATTTAATATTATCATATTTACTTTTCATCGCTTTGTCAATATATTTTTTTAGGTTTCTTAGTAAAAACCTTCTTAGTAAGAAGCCCCTTCAAAATAGTATCACTCTTCTAATACCTAATTACTAACAAAATCTTTATAAATTATGCTGTTTTATCATAAAGTAGATGTTATTGCCTAGTCGTATACTAATAGGTTATTCACCACATTCCAAGCTCTGTGCAGTCCTTAAAGGTGACAATCAATTTCTCGCTTTCAAAATAGTGATATGTCTGTCGCTTCTGTAATACCCATATACTTCATCACTTCCAAATCAATAAACTTGTGATTCCTTAAGACGCTCACCATAACCATTTCCTGCAGAAAGCTCCAATATACTTAAATCAGCAGCCTTCATATTTTCACAGGTCTATATCAACCACAACGCTTGACTTGTATTCAACGGTCAGCTTGTTATCAAAGACCGTTATCTTCTCTATAAGCTTTCTGACCAGCTGCTCATCGTATTCAATCAGTTCACCAGTCTGCTCTTTAAGGAACTCTGTCATTTCTTCAATACGCTGTCTCTTGCCTTGGCGCTCAGCATTTTGCACCTGGGTATTTTGCTTTAAACCCCGTAATCGGTAAATCTCATCAGCTACATTGTTATAGTCAGCCTGGGAATTTGCTAGATTTAAAAGTTCTTTTTGTAACGCTTCCAGCTTCTCATCAAAATCATCGGTGGCTTTGTCACCCACCTCATTAAGTACGGTAGCAATGTTCACTTGCAAAGTTTCAAGGAAGGTATTCTTACTGCAAAGCGCCTCGTTAATTGCTTTAACAACTGCATTTTGGAGAGTTTCTTCATTTACCGTTGGTGAACAGCAATCCGAGCCTTTCTCCTCAAGGCGGCTGACACATCGCCAGACTATAGACCTACAGCCTCGATTGTTCCAATGCACCCTCCTGTAGATCTCTCCACATTCACCGCAATAAACAATGCTTGATAACGCATATCTGCTGCTGTAGACTCTTTTCTTGCCATTCTTCCCCGTATAGAGATTTGCGCGTCGTATTAGCTCTTCCTGCACCTGCATGAAAATTTCACGCGGGATTATAGGCTCGTGACTGTTCTCGACATAATATTGCGGAACAATACCATTGTTGACCACACGCTTCTTTGATAGAAAGTCGACAGTATAGGTCTTCTGCAGCAGGGCGTCCCCGATATACTTTTCATTTTGCAAAATCTTCTTGAGTGTCTCCGGTCTCCACTTCGCTTTATTTGCCGCTGTTAGGATTCGGTCAGCTTCCAAACTGCGTGCTATTTGCAGAAGGCTTGCACCCTCAATATACTCGCGATAGATCCGCTTAACTACTTCTGCTTCTTCCTGGACAATGACCAGGCGCTTATTCTCTTTGGTATAGCCTAAGAACCGGTTGTGGTTAATTTGGACCTCACCTTGCTGGTAGCGATACTGAATTCCAAGCTTTACGTTCTGGCTGAGCGATTGGCTTTCCTGTTGGGCTAAGGATGCCATTATGGTGAGCATAACCTCTCCCTTGGAGTCCATCGTATTGATGTTCTCTTTCTCGAAAAACACAGGAATATTCTTGTCTTTGAGCTGTCTAATGAATTTTAAACAATCCAAGGTGTTTCGAGCAAAGCGGCTGATGGATTTGGTAATAATCATGTCGACCTTACCTTCCATGCAGTCCTCAATCATGCGGTTGAACTCATCACGCTTCTTTGTATTGGTTCCTGTGATTCCGTCATCAGCATAGATCCCTGCCAATTCCCATTCTGTGTTGCTCTGAATATAGTTCGTGTAATGCTCAATCTGGACTTCGTAACTTGTTGCCTGCTCATCGCTGTCAGTAGAAACACGGCAGTAAGCTGCAACCTTAAGTTTTGGTTTTTCATCAGTATTTACATTATTGCCTACTCGTGCACGTGCCGGTATCACCGTAACACTTCGATTATTCGCCATCTGCAATCACCTCGCTTTCAATTAAACTGTAGGCATATTCGGCTTGTTGAAAGGGATCATCATAAAGATGCTGTGCTGTTTGAGCATTATACCGCAGTTTTGGAATAACCGATTTTGGAATCTCCTGTTCACGAATTCTTCCAAGCATCTGAGCCCGCCTCAGTTTTTCTGTCTCGACCTGTTTGATCATTTCATCGTTTATTATTTGTGGGTAGAAGTCATCACCAAGGTATCGCTTATTTGTAAGAATCCTGGAAATCGATGCATGACAGCGCTTGATACCAGCCTTTTCTGCAGCATCTGCTAAAGAGAGTCCGGAAAGATATAATTGAAACAAATCCCTTAATTGTGTTGCTGCTTTTTCATCAATAATCGCCTTACCGTTTTTGATGATGTATCCGAATGGTATGTGGTTCACCTATATCACCATCCTTTCCTTAAGAGTGATACCGCATTTCATCTTGAAGGCTATTTCGACTTGCGAATATACAACGATTCTTTCTACATAGCGTTCAAACAGATTTTCCTCGAAGCTATCAATCGGCTCTGCCTTTGAAACATGCTTGAAAAGCTGTTCAACTTCAGTGGTAACAGTCATTTCACCATTCACCGATCGAGAAAGGGCTTCTTTTTGTTCCTTTAGCAGAGCAGCTTCCTTTCGGAGCTCATTATTCTGTGCATTGAATAGGGCAGGCTCTAAATAGCCTTTGGTCATTAGTCCAATCAGCACTTGGCTCCGCTCTGCATTCTCCTCTATCCTCGATTCAAGCGTCTGGATTTCAAAAAGGTTATCTGAGTAGTTCACAGCTTTTAAACTCTGCAGCAGTGGCTTTAGAATAAACTTATGACCGAAAATCAACTTATTGATCATTGTTATAAAAGCCTGTTGAATAACATCATCTCTAATGGACCTCATTGAACATCCTGAAATGTCGTAGATGTGTTTAGAACAACACCAGGCAATATATTTGTTATTTCCATTACCTTGTATCCTTCTTTTGAAGGTACTGCCGCATTCGGAACACTTTATTTTCCCCGATAGCGTATAACGATTTTGGTACTTGCTGTTCCCCTTTTCTATCCCTTTTTCTTTTCCCCGCTGATTCAACAACTTACCTACAGCTTCGAATTCTTCGTGGCTAATGATTGCTTCATGATGCTTCTTTATTAGGTATTGATCCTTCTCACCGTAGTTATAATGCCTGTTGAAATGTTCATCAGTATAAGTCTTTTGTAAAATCACATCTCCGGTGTATCTCTCGTTGCATAAAATACCGCGAACCGTGGTAGCCGTCCAGTTTGCTTTTCTTCTTGATGGTATGCCATCATTTTTCAGACCATCAGCGATTTTATGAGTTCCTTTGCCAGATAAGGCTTCTGCAAAAATGCGCTTCACAATTGCTGCCAGTTCTTCGTTCACAACCATCTCTCCATCCAAATAATCGTAACCGTAGGGTGGATAGGAGAGTTTATATGTCCCATTCTGGAAACGCTTCTGTATTGACCATTTGTTGTTTTCAGGAATAGAAATCGACTCACTCTCAGCCAGACTGCTCAGGATCGTCAGCATCAGTTCACTATCCATCGATTGTGTGTTGATGTTTTCTTTCTCGAAGTATATGAAGACTCCGAGGTCGGTCAGCTTACGAACTAGCTCAAGACAATCTGTTGTATTTCTGGCAAACCTGCTGATTGACTTGGTTACAATGAAATCAATCTTCCTCTGTTCACAGTCTTTCAGCATTCTCAACAATTCAGTGCGTTTTTCCTTTTTGGTACCTGTAATTCCCTCATCATAGTAAATCCCTGCGAGCTCCCATTCCGGATTTGCTTTTATGAAGGATTCATAATGTGTCTTTTGAGCTTCAAGGCTGACTAATTGTTCATCACTATCTGTTGAAACTCGGCAATAGGCCGCAACTCTCAGCTTAGGTTTTGCAGCTATTAATTCTGCCGATATTTTCGTTACTTTTCTCACCATTCTCACCTCCTTCAGGTATGTGACATATTACCTCTGAGTGCCCACTATATCAAGGTATTTAAGGCATTAGCTGTGCATATAAAGGTGAGAAAATCTGCCGGTTTAGCTTATTGATTTTGTCGAATTCATCCTCAGAAATCAGACCCATTTTCAGCATCTTCCGAAGTATATTTTCTGCTCTCCAGTAGTCTAATTCACTCTGGAACTCGTCAGATGTTAGCGGTCTGCGTTTTGAAACTACATTAGTACTTGATCCATCTGTAACTTTTGTGACTTGCATATAGGTTGACCTCCTCTTCCGCAGGAAACCATCCTGCACCTATATGCAAAAATCCGAGATAATTCGAACCCCATTTTCAAACATAAAAAAATAGCCTAAAGAGCTTTGACACTCCTCAGGCCACGTTTCAAAATCAATCGTATTTTATGTAGGCGTCAGTAAATCCCGCTTTTTTTGCTTTCACAAGCTGTTCTTCTGCATTTGACTTGACGGAATATGTCCCAATTTGAACACGATAATAATGAGTTGAGCTATTTGTTTCCACTTTTGCTGTCTTATAAGCAATGCCAAAATATTTCAACACGCCCTTAGCAAGCGCTATACCTATCACTTCTATATTATTGACTATCCATGCAGCATCTTCTGCGTTGTCGTGGAAAGCTATCTCCACCAACGCTGCTGGTGCATTCGTATTCCGAAGCTCATATAGGCTTGGATTAAACTTTACGCCTCGATCAGATGTTGGTGTGAGCGGTTCAATTTCTGAATAGATTGCCTTAGCCGCCTTTTCACCATCTCCGCCTGCAGCATAAGCAAAGACCTCACCGCCCCTTCCTCCTCCAGCATTACTATGAATGGCAATATGCAGATCTGGTTTAACTCTATTGCTGTCATTCACCACCTGACCCAAGCTCCACTCTGGCCTGTTCCTATAAACATCCACACCATGATTCTGAAGCACTTTTTGTGTGACATCAGCTATTTCATTCATTCTTGTTTCCTCAACTCCATAGCTTCCATAGCCCTGGTTATGCTCTTGAGTTGATGGACTTAAATATATTGATTTCCCCATTATGCTTTTTCCTCCTTATTCAGCTGTTCTAAAACAGTCTTGAGTTTCTCTGGAATAGGTAGCCCTATTTTGGCTGTATTTTCTAAAATGCTGATCCCTTCATTAGATAAATAGAAGAAGATTACCGCAGTGCGAATGGCACTACCGGTCCTTATAAGCTCTGCATCAATAATGTGTGCTACCGCAACCAAAGAGAAAATCAGCACCTTCTTGAAAATTCCTCTAAAGCCGACCTCACTGGATAGCTTCTTTTCTAAGACTGCCACCATGATGCCGGTCAAATAATCGATAACGATGAACGCTATCAATGCATAGAGAAACCCATCAAGGCCTCCTAAGAAATAACCAAGATATCCTCCGAGAGCTGCAATGGCAATTTGAATCGTGTTAATAATGTCTTTCATTCATTAATCCCTCCTTGATAAAAAAGTAAAAGAGCCCGTAGGCTCTTCTCAAAATATAACTTATTCAATTTAAGGCTCTGTAAATCTGAACCAGTCACACCTCCCTTTGTAGGTCACACCATTAGAATTATTTCTGAAATAGCCGATACCGACGTGAGTTATTGCAGACAAAAAGTTTGCTATGGTTTCCGTAAATATCTGCCACCAGAAATCCCCGTCAAGAGACATGTCCAAATAGTATGAGGTACCGACTTTTCTGACTCTCACATATATGAAATTCGAATCCCAGCCTCCATTTAAGTAAGCATCACTTGAGTAAGCTGTATTCGAAGTAAATTTGATTGCCTGCATACCGGAATAATTATCTCTGCAGCATTTGCCAAAAATGATTCTCTTTCCATTTGCGCTGTTATACAGGCAAATTCCAAAATTGAAGTAATTGAGTTTCGGACCGCTTATTATGATCTTTGCTGTTGAGGTGAAATCTCCCGCAGGTGCGGTTTGCACGAGCAGCCTAGTGTGATCCCCACCAGATAGAAGATCAATTGCGCCATACCTGCCGTTTTCTACCCATGTTGACGTTCCTTGATTTATCCAGGACCACTTGCTATCCATAGCTGTATCATCAAACTCATCATCCTTAGTATGTGGATTTGATGGTGGTGTATCAATTGGATTTGCATAACTTGTTCCACCACTTCCACTGGCCGAGATTGTTATTGTCTTTTGTTCATCATTTTGTGATATTGATACATTGGCACCTGCCGCTAGAGTAACATCGCCTGTCAGAGCATTCGCTCCGGTTCTTTTTAGGCTCGATACTCTTTGAATGCTGCTATGCAAATCCGCCGCATGTCTTTCTGCATTGTAATATTGAGGATGATCATCGGAATTTAATCCAAGGAGCATGGAATGAGTATGATTATGGCTCACCCCTGCAGGGCTTTCTGTCGCAGGAGTTGATAAAAAGCTGTTTTGGGTAAACATCGACATCCTCTCGACAATCTGGTTCATACGGATCTCATGCTCCAGCATGATGTTGTTGAGCTCAAGGACATAACTTAAAGCTCCTGCTTCATCCTCCTCACAGGTGATTCCTTTGACTCTTACTTTGCCATCAAAGCAGTCGATGTCACTCCCTTCCGGCGGGATATACCAACCAATCCAATCACCCATCATGAAGGTTTCAAATGGCTTCAGCTTGTTTCCATCTGAATCAATAAACTTAATTACAGTGCCCTGAATGCCCCAACTTACCTGAGCTGCATTTCGCAGAAACAATTGTCCATAGTCCTGAAGCTTAGCCCAGTCACTAGGGATGTTCCTTGCTTGCAGATAACCTTCTCTCCTGCCCCAATCCGTCTGACTAGTGGGATGCGCGGTTTCAATCAAGCTGCCACTTTCACCTTCGACCAGTAGTGCATTCGTCATATTTGAGCTGTCACTTTGGTTCTGAAGTTTCACAATTGCCTGTCCCGGCCTGTATTTTACAGTGTCATATTTGTCAGCACCCTTCGCCTTGTATAGCTTAAGATGCAATGTCGGCGTCATCTCAAGATCGAAGAGTCCCATCCCTTCACTCAGCTTTGTCGCTACCTGCGATAGCGGTGTGCCTGAATGAAATGAGAGTGTCGTGGAATCCTCAAATGGATTGCCGAGGGTATCTGAATCAGCGCTCCAATCAATAACAATTCCTGTCAAGCAGCCTCTTTGCTGAGCTTCTAACAAAAGCTGTCTTAATATCGCACCCACATGTGCGTCCTTGAAAGTTCTTTCTAGTGTTACTGGATGTGGCATCCCTTCCGGATAAACCACAGCTCGATCAAGAAGTGAGAGAACTCCTCTTCCGCTCACCTCGATCATCTGCTGCTCGCTATCGTCTACATAGGACGGCCTTCTTGTTTCAATGATCCATTTGAAAAGGTCAATGCCGTCCAGCCTACAAAGGATAAAGTTCTGGTCTGTCACATAGTCCCTACTGCCGCCCTTCTCATCATACCTACTGATTGAAAATTTACCACTACCAGGGTTATTCAGAAGAACCTGAAATGATTTATTCTTCGCCCCATCAAGCTGGCATAGAATGCTGTTTGGATTGTTCTTGTCGCATACAAAAAGCTCAATGCCTATGTCATCAGCTGGCTCCGCATCATAGACTTCCATTCCGATAACATTACTGTATCGCACACCGGGCGGATCTGGCACTGTCAGTGCGACCTTGACCGCTCCGCTTTCTGCCTCCTGCGGTATCTGGAACACGATCTTTTCCCAGCTCCAAGAAATCACATTGCATAGCTGGGTGCCAAGATAGACATAACCACCATAACCTCTCGCTGTTCGGTCAGCGTTCAGTGGGTCTGCTTCTGACTTCGATCCAAACCCGTTACCATAGATTGTGACAATCGTGCCTTCAGATGCTCTAGTTGTTGACAGCCTTTCGATGAACGGAAATGGCGGATCACTGGTGATGTTCTCATATTCATATAGCGCCCTTTGATCCGTCCATATATTTGCCTTTGCAACGTTCTCGTAGAGAGCAATAGTCCTTTTTCTTGGCCAGAGATTCAATTTAGCAATATTTTCATAAAACGCAAGAACCCTCTTGTTGGCCCAAGAATCAAGTTTTCCGATATTCTCATAGAACGAGAACGCTCTTTTCAGCACCTGGCTTATAGTTAGCGATTGTGTCTGCGATACAGTTGTGCCGCTTGCATTTATTGCGGTTACTCGCCAGTACCATGTTCCATTGGATAGCATCGTCGCTACTCGGCAAGTGGTATTGTGCTTCACATTTAAATATTCACTTGTTATCTTATTTGAACTATCAAAGGTGCTGACCGTATCAATCTCGAATTTGACTGATGAGGCAATCAGCTGATTCTTATTATCGCTATAGATCGCATCAAAAGGACTAATTGTTACAGTCAAATTCACCTGATTCGCAGGGCTGACAAGATTTATGCTTGGAAGGCCCATCTAATCACCCCCTTTATGACCAGGTCCCGACTGTAACTATAGCCCTCGCTGCCTTTGGTCCTAATGTCAAAAGCGGTGGTCCAAGCAGATTTCTGACAAATATTGTGCTGGACAATGAACCAGGCCCTATGGAAGAAATATCAAGCACACTTTGCCACGACCCATCCTGACTGAATGAAATCGTAAAATCTCCATGATTGAGCTGAATATTAACATTGTTAGCAATCTTTGAGCTGCTTGTATTTTTGATTTTAAAGCTTTGTATTTCCGTAGTTCCTTCCGGCTGGTCTCCAAAATCTATAAGTGAGGTCAGCTCGACTCCAAATGCATCTGTTAGAGCAACATCATCCGGCTGTTCCCCTGCAGCCTTTCTTCCATAAAAATGAATCCCACACAAATATAAATCATCAAATTGTGGAGAAGTTTCGCGAAATCCTATTCTGATTGCTTTTACTGGACCGGAAAAAGAAAGGGTAAATATTTTATTTCTCCAATGGTCCATGTCCGTGTTTGCTGCCGGAATTGTATAAACGCCAGTTTCCCAGTTTCCATCAACTCCATTTGTTGTATCAGCCGAACCCTGAATTGTTTGGCTTACAAAAGTGCTGGCAGTCGTAGAACCCCAATGGAATGCTACTTTATTAACTTCCCTAAGTTCAGGAAAGAAAAACCAAAATGCTGCTCCCAGCCTGTAATCAGCAACCTTCCAGGACTGAGATCTGTTCTCTTTATTCAAGTTGCCTTTTGCTGTGCTGTCAAGCCACGATGCCAAGCCGTTACCGATTATCTGATCAATAGTATTGATGTCCGACATACTTCGGAAACCTACCTCTGTTCCATCAATATCATATGGCATTCTGTGTTCCGCCACTTCTGCGTACATTGCTTCCACCTCCTAAAAAAATGCCGGGTAATATTCCAGCTTGATGCTGCCACCCGACACTCCGTTTGTTAATCTCAATTGGTTATAACCTGCTTCAAGCACGTGCCAGTATGCGTCTCCTCCATGTCTTATAGCCGAGAGCATGTTGGTGGTACCCTTTGTGCATTTAAAATCTCCTGTGTTTATAACTACGCTTTCTCCTGCTCCGATGCTCCCCTGATACTGAAGCCACACATCGCTGTCCAGACATTCAATCTTTGGTGATTCCATCGGACCAGTTAAAGTGATGATTGCGTCTGTAACCGGAGCATTACCCGTATTATTGTGGCTCCACTCCTGGATTGTCGAAGTTATGATCTGTGTTTCCTGAGCGGTCTGGGAAGCATAGAAAAACGGATCTGAAAGCACGAATTCCACTGCGAACTTGGCGTGTCCAGCCTGAGTCTTTCCAAAACTGACAGGTCGGTATACTTCGGCTAATGCCTCTCTTACAGTTCCGTCCGGAAGAATTCTTTTCAGTACATGAAGGCCACGTTTACCGAAGACACCACTTAGATAGTCGATGTTGTCATACAATGCTTCATTCTCGCTCATGCCGCTCGGCAGTTTTCCGGTCAAAGAGTCAAGCCCTCTCACCCACATGGGCAGCATCACAATTCTTTCATCATATCTCTTTTTTATCCACCGCTTCCCATTTTGAAATGGTACCTGTAAATTGCTGCCTCTTAGCCCCGGCGTCCCTATTCCTTCTGGAACTTCAATCACAGACCATGCTTTGGTGTTTAAACTAACACCATTAAACTGCCATGTTTGTCTTTTCAAATCTCACTTCACCTCCCCTTATCCCAAGCCATAGGACTGTCTGAGAAGCGCCCTGCGAGTGCTATCAGAAGCTGCTTCCGGCTTAGGATTATTTATTGTAATATCGTAGTTGTTTGTCACATTGCCACTTTGAATTCCTGCCTCAGATGTGTTAGTCTTTGCTCCGACTCCTACTTTCTGCAAAGCTCTCGCCATGAGCTCATCAAGCTTTTCTACAGGAACAACCGCCTCAGTGCCAGCTTCACCAACACCAATGACGCTTGGGCTTGAGAAAATCCCACCTGTCGAATACCAGTTAACCGAAAGCTTCGGCACCTGTGGTGGGCTTAAGCTGAATTTGCCTGTTAGCTCGAAGTGCGGCAATTTGATCTGAGGTATCTTTATTTCTGGAAGCTTTATGTTCCTGAAGAATCCTACAATTGCATCAATCGCGTTTTTGACTGTGTTTTTCGCCGCATTGATCGGAGTTTCGATTGCCGTCTTGATACCTTGCCATATACTCGAGGTGACTGATTTTACAGTGTTCCAAGCCCCAGTTATGGTGTTTTTTACAAATCCGGTCTCAACGGAGATAATGCCTTTAATCAGGTTCAACACTCCGCTTATAACACTTTGGATTCCATTCCACAGATTCTGAGTCAGATTCTTTATGCCATCCCATACGCCTTGCCAATCTCCCTTGATGAGGCTGGTCACAATCTGGATAATGTTTTTTATCACATTCAATGCTGTCGTTACTACCGTAGCTATAACATTGAAAGCCGCTGAAATTACTGTGACGATATCTGCTCCATATTTCTGCCATACTGCTCCTGCTACTTGCACAAAAGCCTGTATCAAGGCCTTTATCGCTTCGAATACACCGGCCATAATTGTCTTAATCTGATTCCACACGGTGATGACGCTATTTCTAAAGGTCTCATTATTCTTAAAGAGCAAAACAAATATAGCAATAAAGCCTGATACTGCAGCAATGGCAATACCGACCGGTCCAGTAATTGCAGCGATTGCTGCACCTACAGCTCCGGATGCTCCACCTGCCGCTGCCATCGCACCAGAGACCGCCCCAAATGCCGTGGAAATGGTTCCTATTACGGAAACCACCTTTCCTACGATCAGGAGCACAGGCCCCACAGCGGCAGTCACAAGGGCGATTTTGACGATCATTTCCTGTTGTTCCTTGGAAAGTCCCTGGAACCTATCCATCAAGGGCTTAATTATAGCAATCAGCTTCTCAAGTATTGGTATGAGTATCTGTCCGAACTGAATCCCAATCTGCTGGGCCTGTTCCTTCATAATCCTCAGTTTGTTGGTCGGAGAGTCTATGGTTCTTGCCAAGTCACCCTGGGCATTCTTCGTTGCTTCCATTATCGCGCCATAACGTGCCTGCACCTTCTGCGCTTCTGTCAGCTGCTCACCCTGTTTTGCAATTCCATTTGCATATGCATATGTCTTTATGGTGTTGTCATTGACCAGGATACCTAGAGCTTTCAAAGGTTCCGCCTCTCCAGAGATACCCGACTTTAATTTATCGAAGGCCTCTTCTGGCTTCAGGTTATAAAATGATGCCATGTCATAGGATAATTGTGTCAGTCCTTCGGACATTTTTAGTGATTCATCAGATGTAAGTCCCATGGAGGTGAGCATGGCATTGTAGGTGGCCATATTGTTTCTGACATTGTAGGCGTTTAATCCTAGTGCCTTGGAGGTTTCCTCGGACCATTTCCTTGCATCACCTGCCACTGCTCCCATTGCCACTTCAAAGAGGTTCTCAGATTCTACTGCATCCATAGCCATCTTTGTAGCAGCTGTTCCGATGCCTAACAGAGGTAAGGTAACTGCAGTAGAGAGAGTCTTGCCAGCCGAGGATATTTTGTCTCCCACGGCCTTCATTTTTTCTCCGGCCTTGTCCATGCTTTCAGAAAGCTTATACCAGGCTGAACTTTTCGTTTTCAGTTCTTCTGTGGTTGCTTTGAGCTCCTGCTGCATTTTGCCAAGTTCTGCATTGGCATAGTTCAGCTTGATCTTCAAGTTTTCTGTGGCCTTGGCATCAGCGCCTTTTTTCTCAACGCTCTCCTGGTAGCTTTTTGTCAAGGCTGCGACCTTGTCCTTTTGCAACTCCATCTGCCGGCTTAAACTATCCGCTTTCAGCTTGAGTCCATCAGTAGACTTACCAAAATCACCAAGCTTTGAGCTGGCTGCCGCAAATTCACTCTGTATCACTTTCAGGCTTCTTTGGATCTTGCTTACACCTTCCTGGAATCCGCTGTCGTCAAGTCCAACCCTAGCCACTACAGTATTGCTACCGTTTGCCATTCATCCCACCTCCCTCTAGAACAGAATATTGTCAATGGTATCAAAGGAACTCTGCTCATCAATTCCGTTGACTGTTTTATAAACCTTAAATAGCGCCTGCAGTTTTTTCGGTGTACTGTTCCAGAACTGTTCCTCGCCCATTTGAAGAAGATTTGTTCCCAAATAGAAAAGCCACTCCCAGTCCCATGTATGGTTCTTTCTGAATTTTGGGTAA